TAACTTCGTTAGTGTTGTTAGTAGAATCCATGATGTTTCTGTAATCGTATACACCACCGTCTTTCTTAACTGACTCCATAAAGCTATCTGCTAAAGTTTTAATTTCTAATCTAGTCTGAGCAGTATTAAACTCAAATAGGTAATTCTTAAGGATTTCTGCTAGTCCATCTTCAATATAGATAAGAGCTTCTCTTACGTGAGCTGAAGAAAGAGCTGACTGAATTCCTTGTTGTGCAGTCTTGTTTCCTTTGATAGTTAAACCTACGCCTCTTTCAAATACAATTGGATTGTAACCGAATGGCTCTAATATATCTCTATCTAATTTATCGAATGCAAATTCTAACGACTGTACTCCAGATCCACCTACAACTCCTCTTCTAGGACCTGCAATAATTGACCATGGTAAGGCATCAGAGAATTTATCAATGTAGTTATTAGAAATATAAGCAGCTGGTGGTATCACCTTAGTTCTACCATTTTCAATAACATTTAAACCTGGACCGTAGTAGAATGCATACGTTGCTCCTTCGTTAATTGAAGGTAATGTATATAAAGCACTTGGGTTTAAGTTTAAGTTACCGCCTGTTGCTACGTTATTAATATCTAAAGCTCCAGAGAATTCATTTAAGAATGATGGATTAGTTGATGCTTTTAATTCTTTCACCATTGGTGCGTTAAGAATTGCTGAAGCATTTTGTCTTTCTTTACATAAGAATGATAATTCTTCCTTATTTAAGATTCCACTATCTTCTAATGAACCAAATGTATCAATAACATATCTAAAAGTAATGTTATCTTTATCTACTAATGCATTACCTAAACCAGTACCTGGTTTGATAGCTGTTAATAAATCTGCGATTTTCTTTTCTCCTTGTGAAGCTCCGTCTAATGGGAACATCTTGTAAACACCTGCAGCATCTTCATATCTCTTGAAAGCATAGATTGGATCGTTACTTACCGCTCTGTGTGTTTCAAATGTATATACAGTAGTTATACCGCCATTTGCAGTTGATTTAACAATCTTCTTAATTCTAGATAATTTACCGCCATCACCTGGTACATACATACCTACTTTGATAACTACGTCTCCGTTAGCATCTTTTGTAAATGTATCAGTAACTACGTTATCTTGATAATATTTAAAAGTACCAGCGCCTAGATCTTCAAAATCCCATCCGGATTCGAATTCAACTGCTCTAGCATTTAATTCAATATTGTTTACTGCAAAGTTAGTACTTACCGCTTGTTTTTTACCTAAGAATGGAGTTCCTGCTGGAAGTACTCCTCCGTTAGTTACTAACGATGAAGAGAAACCAAGGTTTCCACCATTCATTGGTACTAAATAAGATCCAGAACCTGGGAAAGCCCCAACTCCAGAATCAGTATAACCGGAAATAATAGTTCCAATACCAATATATTCACCTGCATTTTCTGATAGTAAGAAAGTAGCAGCACCGGATGCTCCAGCTGATAATAATGTATCTCCAACTGAAGTAGGAGCGTCTTTAAATACTAATTCTCCATCATCATTTATTCTATATTCAACGTCATTAGCCCATGTAGCACCAGTAGAGTTAGTATACTGCTCGTAAATATTAATTTGTTGAGAGATGTCTCCATCTGCTGTGATTACTACTGTATCAGCAACTGATCCAGATGCAATATTTGTAATTCTTACATATTCACCATCTTGGTTTGCTTGTAAAAATTTACCTACAATAATTGGGTTTGCAAGGTTTGTTAAAGTAGCAACATCAAATCCAGCATCACCAGATATTGTCATTGTTGAACCATCAACCTGTACTTTACCATTAAATGATGCTAAAGATTGTGCTAATGGAGTTACTGTTTGTTCTACTCTATGTGAAAGTACTTCATAATCTTGGTATACGTTAAATCCGTTACCTACTAAATCGATTTGAGTTAAAGCATCTTCTTGGATAGCACAGAATAAACCTGTTCTTCTAGCTTCCATGTTAATTAGAGTTTCAATGTATAATTGTCTTCCTTCGTTATCCATAAATTCTGGAATCATAGAACCAGAGTATTGTGCCAATAATGTCACTTCTCTTAATCCAACGAATTTAGCTAATTGATCTTTTTCTAAACCTTTAGAAGTAAAGAACTCTCCATAAACTGGATCGTTGTTTAATGCTTGTGCATCAAATTTACCTTTAAATACAAATACATCTACTAAGTAGTCTGATACGTATTCATCTGCTTCTACTCCTTCTGGAATATTTGCTTCTCCATACCATTCTCTTGCAGTAACTTCAAAACCTCTTACATCTCCAGCTTGTCTAATAATAACTGAAATAGGATCTTGTTTGATATTTACAAATGAAATAGCGTGGTTTGTGTCTTGTGCCGCAGCAGTCAATAACTTCTCATCAGAAGGTACCCAGAACTTATCTGTATCAAATACATCGCTGTATTTCTTTAATAACTGTGATGAACCGAATGCTGGTACAGATGCAAGACCTTCAATACCAGAGTTTGTAGCTGGTGAGAAGATTGCAACTTTATCATTGTCATCTGCAGTTGTCATGTTAAGAGCCAGAATTGGACCTCTTGATAAACATTCAATTGCTGATCTGTGGAAAAACATATTTTTCTTTTCTAGTGACTTGTCAACACCTCCAAATACTTGGATAAATTGCTCTACATCTTCTATTAAAACTGGAGTGTTGTAAGGACCTTTTTTAGATCTTCCTACAACTAGTCTAATAGTTTCCGCAGGGATATTTACGGTTTGCGACTTGTCAAACTCTAAACGATATACGCCTGAGCTTTTGAACTGTAATAAATTGGGACTTAATGCCATAGTTGTTCGTTTTTATTTTTTAATTCTTTTATTATATATCCTTGTACTTTGTGTAATTTATTTCAATAGGTCATAAATATCATATTGTAAATCTCCAGCCTGATCTGTGTCCTTATATAAGATGCTTTCCATCTCGTCATGCAGGTCTGGATCTATGAAATCTAATAGCTCTTCTATAAAATCCGCGTAGTCTGTTGTATTAAAAAATTCAGTCGCAGTAATGCATGTCATAATAACATCATCGTTGCCCATTTGAGCCCCATAGCTTCCATTCGGTAACGTACCAAATAACGATGCCTCGGTCACTGTAACTTCATCTGTTAAATCTAATCTATTTATCTTGTAAAGTTTTGCAAAATTCTGACAAAAGATAGCTTTATTGTCAGATTTAAGTTTGATTCCTGGTTTTATAGTCCTAGCATCATGCCTATGCTTAAATTTAACTATCATCTCATCATCAAAATCATTTCTTTGTGGAAAGATACTTCTTAAGTATTGGAATAGTACTGTACCATAAGTATTATACTCTACAATCATCTTTACATTCTCAGAGTTAAATATATCTACTGATAATGTATATAGTACTTTTGCGAAATCCTCAATAACATGTTCGTTTGATCTAAATCTACATACTTGTGTAAATTTAAAGAAATCATACATTGCACCAGGGCTAATAATTGCTTTTATCTCCGCCTCGTTCATAGGATCTACTCTAAATACATTAATAACAGATGCATCTCCTCCATTACCTTCTGCAATATCTACAGAAAATACCCAAAAGTTTTCTTTATCTCCACATGTATCAATGTCAAATGCAGGATCCCATTCTAAATGTCCCTTTGTATCAATACTAATATAGTCAAATTCGTCGAACTCATGATAAACATACGGCTTCATTCTCTTTCTCATCTTCTTCATATCCACTGGGTCTAATAGTAGATTAGATGAGCTAACGAATTCGTTTCCATATTGTTTATTAAAGGCTTCAATCGAACCTAGGTTAGCGAGCTCTCTTTCATACCATGCCTCGTCTCTATCTGGATGTTGCCACCAATCTATTCTTGTTGCTAGGTATTCATTCTCACCGCGATCTGCACCTGCATAAATTTGATAAAACTTATTAAATCCGTTTGGCGTAGATGTAATTGTTATTCTTGAGACTTTCGATGAGGATAATGTAGGATATACATTCTCATAAAAAGAATCAGCAATTGATGGATGGACGTGGGCAAACTCATCTAGGTATAGATTATGAATTGTAAAACCAATACCAGATTTTGCTGTGGTTGATTGTCCTATTAGTCGACAACCATTATCACATCTCACATTCATTACATCATATTTGATAATACCAGGCTTCATAAAGAACGGTAAGTTCTCAACTACTGTTTTGGCTTTATCAATAATTTCTTTTGTTGAATCAGATTTATTCGCAAGTAACAGAGTATTCTTATCCATATTAAAGGTAACATACCATGCATTAAAAATAGATGCCGTTACGGTTTTACCCATTTGTCGAGCTGCAAGAACAATATTAAATCTATCATTCTGGAAATTTCTTAACATTTCCTTCTGATAATCTCTTAGTTTTACTTGTTGAATACCTTCATCTGTCATTACTACTGCATACTTCTCTGCAAAATAGACAATGTCCTTGGCACATCTGGCTAACTCACTAATTTCCTCATCAGTATATTCAAATACAATATTACCCTTCTTTAGAAATTGTCTACCCTCGTAGAATGGTAACTTAATCTTAGGTCGATAACCCTGGTCCATTGCCAC